AACCTCGTCTGGATTGCCTGTGACCCACTGGGACGTTACAAATTATCGATTTGGCATTAATACTGCCGCGCCGCAGTCTGAGCTACATGTTGTTGGAAATATCTTAGTCAATGGACATGTCCGACCAGAATCTAATATAGCATTTGATGTTGGGTCTATAACAAATTTTTGGCGTACAGGATATTTTAGCAATATCGCAGGTACTATTTTAACTTCCGAACAACCTAATATTACTACTGTAGGTAATTTAACAAATCTTACAATTGACGGTAACCTAGTGGTTAATGGGATATCTTTTGCTAATGTTTCAACTACTGGTAATATTAATGCAGGTAATAATAGAGTTATATATGTAGCATCTCCACTAGAAAGTTCTGACGCCGCCAACAAAGCCTACGTTGATGCGTCTATCTCTAGTGGAGCACAAGGTAACTTAATACCATTAGGTACACCTACAGATAGCAACTTAGCAGGTAACAATGCCGCCTATCAAGGATTTACGACTACTACAACAGTAACTGATGCTATCGATATTCTTAATAGTGTAACACAGAACTTATTTACTAATACTTTTGTTCGTAGTGTTAGCTTCTCAAGCAACACAACTGCCGGCGGTGTAGGGCAAACTATCTTATTAACAATGGTACCGCAAGGTAATGTTAATCAATATGTTATCCAATGGGGCGATGGTAGTGCTAACACAACCACAAGTAGTTCAACTGCTACTCACACTTATGCTACAAATATAGGTACACCATTTACAGTTATTGTGAATGCCACAAACACAAATGGTGCTAGCCCGAGTAATGTTGCTAACGCTGTAAGAACAAACTATATTGCAATTTATGCCGCTGACCCTGCAATGGGTCTTGGCTTGTTTAGAGCTAATGTTAGCTCTGCTCCGCTTAGTGGTAATGACCTTTACAGTATTCAAGGTAATGTAATTTACCTACAAAACTCAACAACTAATACTAACACAGCCGCAGCAGTTACTTGGAGTGTTAACTGGGGTGATGGTACTTATGCCAACGTACCAAATAACTCATCAGCAGGCGGTGCTCAAGGACCGTATGCTAACAAGACGTATATTACAAACACAGGCGCAGGCACACTATCAGTTAACCTAGCCTTGCTAACTAGCGATATTACCAACCCAGCGATTCTTCCACGTTATACATCAACGACATTAAAAGTCTATGGTAACAGTGTAAGTCCTCCAGCTGGCTTGAACACTAAAACATTGACATTTACTGGTAGTGTTGGTACCAATGCAACCTTAACTAGTGGTGCTACAGACAATACAGGCGGAACAGCGTTAGCTGCCAACGCAAGTGTAAGCAGAACCATAGCAACAGGATCTACACTAATAACAGCTAACTCGGGTAATGTAAGTTCGAGTTTTACTTACAGCGCAAACATCGGATACTTGCAGGCAGTAGTTAATGGCGTAGTGCAAGGTAACGCTAACATAGCCGCAACGACATCGCCGACTATCTCAGGTAATCTTGGCATACTTGGATTTAGTGACTATTGGTTATTAACATCAGCTGGCGCAGGTACAACCTTTGCTAGTTCAACATACTATCCAGGTTACTATTGGGGCTTTAGAGCAAATGTGGTAGCTCGTGGCGACTTTATACCAGTGGGTATTAATCGCTTTGGTATGAATCATTCTAGCACAGGCATTGTTGCTAATATTGAATTCGTTAAAGATGATGTAACTAGTGTACCAATCGTTACAGCAGGAACACTAGCGATCAAAGCCCCAGGTACATACAGATATATTTCTGGTATACCATATTTCAATACAGGCAGTCCGCAACTATGGTGGCAGAACGTTACCATTAACAGTTGGATTGGACAAACATGGAACAATACCGCTAACGTAGCATTTGTTGTTACAGGTACAGTTAAAGAAGGATCAAGTGGCAATGTTATCCTTGCTAATACACATGCTTATGTAAACCTAAGTAATGTAAGTAGTCCAATGTTGGCCAGCGGTACACCTATTGCAGGTACAGGAAATGTCTCAGCTTACAATGCTGGTAACCTAACAGTAGCGATTAACCAAGCTAGTGTTCGTAGTGTTGCTAACTTAAGAATTGTAGTAACCAACGTAAATGGCACCAGTGCTTACGCTGAAACAGGGGTTAACGTTCAAGTTCACACAGCAAACCAAAGTGGTATTAGTGAAATCGCTATCAGTGCTAATACTTCAGCTAACACAAACCCTGCGGTACGTAGCACATACTTCTTAGCAAGTACAACGCATACACCAAGTTATACAGGCTCGACGAACTTTATGACTGCACCAAATGTCTACACTGAAACAGCAGATCCTGGTGTTGCCGGTACTAAAGAAGCAACTATACGATTAGGTGTGTTAAAATTCAGTGCAAACAATTACAGTACAGGTTACTTACCAGTAGGTCCTGATCGTAGTGGTGACGGTACGAGTTATCAATACTTTACTATGGGCTTGCAACGTAGCGGCGTAAGTGGATTTAATCTACATTTAATAGCACCGTCTGGCATTGCAGGTCTTTGGGTAGCGGCACCAGGAACATACATAGATCAAACCAGCGGATTAGATGGCTGGTTAGATGCTACAACAAGTTACGCAGGTTCAGGACGTCCTGGATCTAATACAGGCGCTGGCGGCAATGGATCAAACGGTTGCGGAACTGGCTCATTGATCTCAGCAAACGTTGCCCTAAACAGTACCTATGCAATGACATTAGGTAACGTAAGTTTATCAACCGCAACTAATAATGTTGCACTAGTTAGAATTGCTTTAGCTAGTGGACAAACAATATCCACACTGGCGGTGTCATAATGCCTATACAAAACGCATCAGATTCACAAAAAATTGATTATCTTTGGAAGAAGATAGTATATGGTGCAGCTAAAACAGATATAGCTGGCAACATTGACGCGACTCAAGAACCATACGCAAGTCCACTACTAATTCGTGGCGATAAAATTTGGCAAGATGCTACTAGTATTCCTGCGGTTATACCAGGTAGTAATACAGCACCTGTAACAGTTTATACAACTAGCTTACCAGTCGAATGTACTAGTGCCGCAGGTATTCCCACTCCAACACTAACATGGATAACCGGACAAACTAACTGGGTACCACCAGAGTTTGGCAGTACATATCAAGTTAAAGTTTATATTAGTCCTAGCGGGCAAGCAGGCAATGTACTAACTAAAGGTACACAGGTATTTGCTACAGGTAGCGGTAGTAATGACTTATGGGTATTTGACTACCAATCAGGTATCTTAAACTTTAACAGTAACAATACTCCGTATAACGGTGCTAGTCCTATTAGCTTCACAGGTAATAGTGTTTATATCAGTGGCGCTGTTTATTCTGGAGAATTGGGTTTTCCAACTACCTTTAGTAATATTAATTTAGGTAACTTGTATATTGAAGATACTACAATCAGTAGTACAAGTAACATTACAATAGCTAGTGCGTATCCCGGAATAGTAAAAATAACTGGAAACTCAGCTGTACAAATACCCGCAGGTGACGACCAAGATAGACCTGATGATCCTACAGAAGGTTATATTAGATACAACACTAGTAGAAACGGTATAGAATTCTGGGATGGAGCTCAATGGCAAATACCCGGCGAAGTAAGCATTATATCTGATATTTTTACACCCGACGGTGTAAGTAATGTGTTTATTCTTACAGCAAATACGTCAACTCAAGGTGTATTAGTTAGTATTAACGGTACTGTACAACGCCCACAGAGTGCATATACAGTATCAAACAATGCAATTACATTTACAGAAGTTCCTCTGACTACAGATATTATCGAAGTTCGAACACTAGCAACAGGTGCCGCCGTATCGTCTGATACTTTAGGCTACAATAATTCATTAATAGTTGCTGATGGGACTAATCTTACAGTAACAGGTAATTTAATACCATCGGCAAATATTACCTATAGTTTAGGTAGCCAAACCAATCAATGGAAAGACCTATGGATAAGCGGTAATACATTATATCTTGGTGGTGCTGCAATTACAATATCTAACGGACAATTATCTGTAAGCGGTAACACAGTAGGTGCCGCTGATCCGTACGGTAATATTAATGTTAAAGCCTATGCTGACACAATGGCATACACTAATTATAGTAACGTTAATGTTAAAGCCTATGCTGACACAATGGCACACACTAATTATAGTAATGTCAATACAGCTTCTTACTTAGGCGGAAGTTTTGGTGTAGGTACTATTACAGCTGGTTCATGGGAAGCAGGAACAATTGCTGTAACACATGGTGGTACTGGTGCTACCACTGCAATCGGCGCATTAACTAATTTACTACCGGGCGGCGCACAGACAGGGTATGTATTAACCACAAGCGGCAGTGGTAGTTACTATTGGGCTGTAGGATCAGGTGGTGGCGGTGTCACAATAGGACAAAGTCTTACAACCTTACGTCAATCAAATACAGCCTCATCGGGCCAAACAGTATTTAATCTAGTAAATGATATAACATATACGCCGGGCGCAGGACAACTACGGGTTTACATCAACGGTGTCCGTCAGTTCCCAGATGCATATACAGAAACATCAGCAAATAGTTATACATTAAGTACAGGTGTTACTTTGGGCACAGTAGTCTTTGCTGAAATTGACGCATTTAGTTCATTTAATAATTACGCAAACTTAACCTACGCAAGTAACATTGGCAATATTGCGGCTAGTGGACTAACAGTACAAGGCGCAATTGACAGTTTAGAAAATAACAAAGCCCCATTAGCACATCCAGTGTTCACTGGTGTAACAACCGTCGTCGGTAATTTAGTAGTTCAAGGTAACTTATTTGTTAATGGCAATGTAACTTCTATCAATGCTAACAATTTATCTATTAGTGATAGCATAATTTACCTAGCAGATGACAACCCTGCTGATACATTAGACATTGGTATTGTTAGTTCGTTAACTGACGCAGTTAGATATCAGCACACTGGTTTTGTGCGTGATGCAACTGATGGTACATGGAAACTATTTGCTAACGTAGTACCTGAGCCAACTACTACAGTCGACTTTACTAATGCTTCATATAGTAATTTACAATTAGGCAATTTAACGGCAATTGGAGGGGCATTTACAGGAACTGTTACAGCTAATAATGTAACAATAAATGGCTTAACAACTTTATCAGAAACTACAGAAACGTTAGATACCAAATCCAGTGTTACTGGAACAGTAGTTCATGACTTTTCAACTACGGCTATATGGTATTACTCAAGTATCTCAGGCAACGTTACTGCTAACATCACTAACGTTCCAACTACCAACAATCGTATAACTAGTATTAGTATGGTTGTCAATCAAGGTGTAACTGGATATATTGTTAACGGCTTACAAATTGATGGAGCCGCACAGACTATTCGCTGGCAGGCTAACACAGTTCCTACAGCCAGCACTAATAGAGTTGATGTGTTTACATTTAGCTTACTCAGAGCCGCTAATGCTTGGACAGTATTAGGTTCAGCAACCAGCCACGGATAGCCTTCATGCCCCGTCTCAACGCATTTACAAATAAAATCTTAGTAGGTAAAGGACTCAGCCGCAGAGTAAGCGTTACTGTCACCCTGGCTACAAACATAACTAATTATCTATTAGACCCAACGTCAGTTAGTGCAAATGGTCTATATATTGCTGGCCAGACAGACGTAACCTTAGTAGTTAACAGTGGAGTTTATGTTTACTCTACAAATACAGCTAATGCCGGACTTACAGTTGCAGCCTTAAATGCCGCAGATACTGTGTCTATAGTCAATAATGGTTTTATTATGGGCAAGGGCGGTAATGGTGGATACAGTAATGGCACTACCGAAGTTATCACTTTTCTTAACGGTGGACCGGCCCTAACTATTAATAGAAATGTTTCTATTACAAATAATAGTTATATCGCCGGTGGTGGTGGTGGTGGTAGAAGAGGGGTTGGCGGCACCGCCTATACTGGTTCAGGTGGTGGCGGCGCAGGAGGCGGCTCTTCTTGGGATAGTGGAGTTGGCGGATTAGAGAATCCCGGCGGCGGCCCTGGCCAAGCGGGTATTGTCCCAGCAGGTGGTAACGCTGGAACTTCGGGCGGTCGCATACTACCTGGATCTTTGGCAAATCAGGCCGGAGGTAAGGGAGCCTCATCAGAAAATGCAAGTTTTGAAACAGAAGTTTCGGGCACGGCTGGAGGTCTTACTAATCAACCAGGAGCAAGTCAGTCTGATTTATCCGCTGGTTGCATAGGCGGCAGCGGTGGCGGGGGTTGGGGAGCGGCTGGTGGTAATGTTGGTGGCGGCATTAATACCGGCGGCCTACGTGTTGGCGGCACCGGCGGTAAAGCAGTAAACCTAAACGGCAACACAGTTACTTGGGTAGTAACAGGAACACGATACGGAGCAATTAGTTAAATGACAACAAAATATGCAATATTAAATCCACAAGCGGGAGAATACGAATACATCGACGACATTACTTCAGTTAAAGAAAAAGTCGCAGAGTTAGCTATGGCACATTACTTGGCACATACACACGGTGCACCAGTTTCGCAAGTAGATACGGATGATGCAGGTGCCGAAACTTGGTCTGCAGTTGACTTAAATACACTATAACAGAGAATAACATATGGCATTAACACAAGTAACACCAGACGTACTGCATAATATACAAAGTAATGTTACCCAAGTAGGTACCTTAAGTAACCTAACGGTTACGGGAAACATCTTATCGGGTAATGTAATTGCTACAAATTTTACAGGAACTGCCAGTCTGGCAAATAATGCTAGTTATCTTGGAGGCACATCTGCGGCTAGCTATGCACTAACATCAACTGTAATTGGATTAAACCAATCTTGGCAAGATGTTATAGGTAGTCGTTCGGCAGGTGTTACCTATACAAATTCAACTGGCAAATCAATAATGGTTGGTATTAGAACGCAAGGCCCCGCATACATTACTGTTGGCGGAGTTATAACCGCTTACAGTGGTATTAATAATGCAAGTAACTTCCTTGGCACTATAGTGCCAAACGGTGCTAGCTATTATATGACCGGCGCAGTATACAATTGGGCAGAATTGAGATAATAACATGAAACTATATAAATCACTAACAAATGAAATTTTTGCCTATGAGGAAGATGGCTCACAAGACCATATAATTCCAGAAGACTATGTTGCAGTTACTAACGAACAAGCAGATTTGATTATAGCCACAAGAATAACAGCAGAGCAAAATAAATTAATAGCAATTGGGCTATTACAAGCAACTGACTGGGCAATGGCATCCGATGTAGCTGATACATCTAACAATCTATATCTAACAAACCAAGCTGATTTTGCCGCTTATCGAGATGCAGTTAGACAGCATGCGGTTTACCCAACTCCCGGAATCATTATCTGGCCTACCTTACCTCAAGCAGCCTGGGTAACGCTAACATAACTGTTAGCTTTGAGCAGTATATATTATAATAGAGAAATAACATGGCATTAACACAAGTAACTCCAGACGTATTACACAGCAACCAAGGTAATATTACCACAGTTGGTACCTTGAGTAACCTAACGGTTTCTGGTACCTTGACACAAGATGGTGTTACTGGAGGTATTGTACCAGTCGGCGGCGTCGCTCCTTCACAGATTGTAACTTCTAATTTATATCCATTTATTAAAAATAAAAAAATGAATCCTGTTGAATTGCATATTGACGAATTTGCCTACAAACCCTTAGATACTATTGAAATTAATCATCCTCGATATAAACTAGCAGATGTTGCTTATCCGCTATTTGCAGTTGACAATATGCCCAATCCATATAATAAAAAATATAGAATGATAGATGGCAGACATAGACTGCTAAAACAAATTAATTCAGGTAAAAGCGTATTTTTATTCTATATCTTTGATTATCATACTATTAAACATTACATTCACCAAATATAGTATGAGCTAGATTAGTTAATAAATGAAGTATAATTTAATCAAACTTAAAAATTTCAAACTCGCATAAATACTACTAAACGAACAAACTGAAAGTCCCGAGGGGAATATGGAACCGCAGGGTGATTACAGTTAATAGAATATATTAATTTGGAGCAACACTCATGTCGGTTTTAACCCGCATCAAGAATAATCAAATCTTAGATTCAACAATTTACGCTAACGCTAAGATTGTTCCTGGATCTATCGTAGGTACACTGTTTAATAGTAACCTAACAATGACAGCAGATGTTACTATTACAGGTAACTTGACTGTTCAAGGGGCTAGTACTTATCTAACAGTAGCATCTACTAATACCTACGTAAACGATCCGTTAATTGTTATGAATAATGCCTTTTCGGGCACTAATACATACGATTTGGGATTTATCTTTAATCGTGGATCGCTATTAAACCAAGCTATTATATGGAATGAAAGCAGCAACGAGTTTAGATTTGTAGGCACTACAGAAACTGGAACAACCTACGGTAATATTAATCAAACTAACTATGCCAATGTGCGACTAGGCAACTTAGATGTTGTGTTCTCAGCAGGGTTTGGGTCGATAGAAAGTCAAGGATCAATCACCGGCGCAAGTTTAAATGTTTCGGGTAACGTATTAGCTAACACAGTTGGAGCTAGCTATCTAACTGCAAGTACAGCAACAATTGGTAATATTTCAGCTGTCAACTTTGGCAACACAGGCGCAGTATTTACTGGAGCAAGCATTAACCTAAGCGGTAATGTATTAGCTGCAGACGGCGTGTTTAATGCGTTAACAGTCAACGGCAATGAAACTGTAACTGGTTATTTAAATGTTACTGGCAATATTCTAGGCGCTGATGCTACTTTTGATTCTGCAACCGTTGACGGCAATGCAACTGTAACTGGTTATTTGAATGTAACTGGTAATGTATTAGCCACGGGCGGCGTATATGATCTCTTAACAGTTAACGGCAATATTGCATCAACTGGATTTATTAATACTTCGGGTAACGTATCAGCTAGCCAATTGATAGCAGAACGCCTTACAACTCGCAGTGGCTACGGTAACATACTCCTAACACAATTCAATAGTATTTTTGCTGACGCTAACGGTAGTCAGAACATCGTGGCGATCCAATTAAGCACAACCGGCCTGTCAGATGGTATGGGTATGCTTGGAACAACTAATCTTGACAGTGTCCTATACTCTAGTCGAGGTATTGTTTTCCGCACTGGTGCAACAATGCGTAATACAGACACCCCAACTGGTGGTGTCACACTAGTAGCCATCACAGCCACAGGTGACCTATGGGCTAACAGCACTACCCCAGCATCCAACACAACAACTGGTGCGTTTGTAGTCAAAGGTGGTGTAGGTATTGGCGGCAACTTATATGTAGGTGGCGGATTAAACGTAACCGGTGATGAGACAATAACCGGTTATTTGAATGTAACTGGTAATGTAATAGCTAATGTAGTAACAGCAAGTCAGATTAACACAACAGGAAATGTACTCGCTACTGCTGGGGTGTTTAACAGTTTGACAGTAAACGGCGACCAAGCTGTAAACGGAAACGTAAACGTAACAGGCAATATATTAACTGCACAGTTAGACGCAGGGCAAATAAACACCACAGGTAATGTACTAGCAGCAACAGTTGGCGCAGCCTACGTAACTGCGAGCACAGCAACATTTGGTAACATATCAGCAGCAACTATTGGTAATTCTACTAGTCTAGTAACTGGCCTAACTGCTGAATTCAGCGGTAACGTAATTGGCGGACTAGCAAGTTTTGCTGCAATCAACAATACTCCTATAGGCAATGCAACACCAAGTACCGGCGCATTTACAACATTAACATCTAGTGGAACTACACAGTTCACTGACAGCACCAACGCTACAGGAGTAGGTACAGGCGCAGTACAGGTTACTGGCGGTATGAGTGTTGGCGGTAACTTATTTGTTGGCGGTAACATTAATTTTGTTGGTAGTAGTTTTGTATTAACTGGTAATAGCGGTGTGTTTTACGGTGATGCAAACGGGTTTAAGGCACTATACGCTGGTGTAACAGGCTATGCAACATTGCCACAAACTGTATTCCAAACATCTGCAAATTACAATGGTTATGTACAGAATAACTTTGAAAATATCAATACAGGAGCACAAGCAAGTACTGATTGGGTAGCTACCGCAGGTGAAGGTACTGATACTGATCATTATATTGACATGGGTATCACAACAGTGAACTGGGATGGTACACAAGATAATAGTCTGACCAATGCAGTTGGAGCCATTGATGGCTACATGTATGTACAAGGTAATCTTACTACAGGTCAAGGCGGCAACTTAACAGTTGGTGCAAGTACTCCTGGCGCTAAAGAAGTTCGAATCATTGCAGGTGGCAATACAGCATCATATATTTCAGCTGTATTTAGAAATCCAAATACTCCAGCAACTACTACAACAACCGGTGCATTTACTGTAGCCGGTGGGGTTGGTATTACTGGTAATGCAGTCATCGGTGGTAATTTACTAGCACAAGGTGCTACAGTATTACAAAGTACACTAACTACAACTGGTGCAGTATCATTTACTAATTCAACAAATTCTACAAGTGCCACACAAGGTGGTGCATTAACAGTAACTGGCGGTGCAGCAATTGCTAAAGATTTGTGGGTTGGTGGCAATGTATATGCTGCTAACATTATTGGTACAAGTTATCAATACCTAACTATTGTTGATCCACTAGTAAACTTCCGTGCTAACAGCACATATCCGTATAGTTATGATATTGGATTCTACAGCGCATTTACTGGCGGCCCTGCTAACGTTGAAGCAACCAGCGGAGTTATTCGTGATAACGCCGACGGCGTGTGGAAATTCTTTAGTAATGCAGGTGAGCCGGCAGGCGGATCTGTAACGTTCGACAGCGACACATTGTGGGACGGTATTAAAGCAGGTAACTTATTCTTAACAGATGCAACAAATTCATCATCAAATAGTACTGGGGCATTCATTGTAACAGGTGGTGCGGGAGTTGGTGGCAGTTTATATGCCCGTGATATCCAATCAACTGTTATTGGTAACGTAGCACCAGCAGCTGGCTTCTTTACACAACTAAATGCCACTGGTAATGTTGTTGCTACAGACTATCGCGGTGGTTCATTAAATGTAACAGGCAATGTAAGTGCCGCAACATTAAACGCAGGACAAATTAACACAACAGGTAACGTATTAGCTGCTACTGTTGGCGCTGGCTATGTTTCAGCTAGCACAGCAACGTTTGGTAACATTTCAGCTGTAACTATTGGCAACACTGGCGCTACTGTAACAGGCACTAGTGGCGAGTTTGGCGCAGTAACTTCAGGGTTTATTGGTAATACAGGAACTGCATTTACTGGTGCAAGTGTAAATGTTACTGGCAATGTATCAGCAAGTACTTTTGTTGGCAACTTAATTACTAGTAACAGTGGGGCAGTAACTGGTGAAATATTTGCCGAAGATACAGTATTAAATATTGCATCAGGCACAAGCAATATAAGAATTTATTCATCTAACAATATTGCCATTGGCTCTAACGGTGTTGCTAATGTTGTTGTTATAGGTACAACTTCAACTACATTAACTGGAAACTTATTACCTAGTGCCAACTTAACTTATAATTTAGGTAGCCTTACACAACGTTGGGACTCTGGATATTTTGCTGGCGAAGTGTTAGCAAACACAGTATCAGCGTTGTCAGTGTCAGCAACTAACGCAACATTTACTAACTTCTCAGCTGGTGCAATTGGAAATGTAGTTACTGTATACACTGGCGCAAGTATTAATCTAGTAGGAAATGTGTTAGCAACTAATATTATTGTTAGTTCGGCTACAGTGAATGGTGATGTTTCTGGCGGGTTAGCAAGTTTTGCTGCAATTAATAATACACCAATTGGTAATGCTACTGCATCAACTGGTGCGTTTACAACGTTATCTGCAAGTGCAGGCATTTGGGCTAACAGTTCAACAGAAAGCACAAGTACATCAACAGGATCTATAGTAAGTGCAGGCGGCCTAGGCTTAGCAGGTAACATATTCCATGGTGGAGCATATTTAGACACAAGCGCAAGTAATTATATATTTGCAAGTACTCCGACTACAGTTGATGCATTTAAATCAGCAACTGATTTAGAATTAGGTGCTACAAGTGGTACATTAACCATTAACAACCCAACTGTAGTAGGTTCACAGTCAACACAAAACTTATATAATACTGTAGCAACTGCAATAAACTTTGCAGGTGAAGCAAATGTAACAATTGGCGCACCAAGCGGTGTTACTACTGTTAGCGGTGGTGCTAATGTGCGTGCAATCACTGATAGCACAACATATACAACTGGTGCATTAACAGTAGCAGGTGGAGTTGGCGTTGCAGGCAATATAAACATTGCTGCTGATAAAAAATTAGTAATAGGTGCTGAAGCAGCAGGTGCTATAGTACGTGCAAATTCTGCAATTAGTGTTACAGGAAATATTACTCAAGATCTAACCGTATCAGTAAGAAATCTAAGCAATATCGGAACTAGCGAATTTAGCGTAGAGTCAGATACTGGATATACTGCATTGTTTGGCATTACAAGTTCAGCATATTCAGATACACCTAGCAGACTAGCGGCATCTACTGCATACGTTCAATCTTTTGCAACAGATTTGGTTATCGGCTCGGGATTTGACGTTGATATAACTGTTGGCGGCACAGACGAAGCGAATGTAATTGCATCTTATAGTGCTACACATTCAAACGTAACAATATACAGCACAGGTCCAGCAATAACACCAAGAACTGGTGCATTTACTGTAGCAGGTGGTGTTGGTGTTGGTGCTAACTTAGTAGTCAACAGTGGGGCAATATTTAACTACGGTCAAACAGCCAGCAACGTTGTGATCAGAGGTGTAACCAATGCTGCAGGTGTAGTGTATGATGCAGGCAATCAACACTTGTTTGTAAATGGCCCAGGATACGAAGGTAATACAAGACCAATTAAAGGTGCAACATTTGCAATAAGATCACAGGATGCTATTTTAATTCCAGTAGGATCTACATCTAAACGTCCAGGTAATGATGGTAACGTTGACATTACTGGTATGATGCGTTTCAACTCAACCAGTAATAACCTTGAATGGTATAACGGTACAGATTGGGCAATACCAGGTGCAAGTACTACTGTAATTACAGACCAACAGATACTAGGTAACGGTGTAGCAACAACGTTCACTATAAATAATGCAAGTACTACTAACAGCACAATTGTAAGTATTAACGGTGTTGTTCAAGCACCGGTTACTGCATATGGTATCACTGGAACTACATTAACATTTACAGAAGCTCCTGCAGATGGCGACCTAATCGATGTCCGCACACTAACAACTACTTCAGTTATTGCTGGGTTAACTAGTGCAAACGGATTCATGAGCATTGATTTAACTGATGTAACTAATACCTATGCAAATATTACCGCAGGCGCTAGCTCAGCAACTACAAGAATCAGCATCACAACAGATGGTATTGTCAGTTTAGTAAATGATGCTAAGATAGCTAATCAAAATCCAAGTATTAATATTGCCAGCGCAAGCACACCATATGTATTAGATACATTTGTGCAGACTAAATTTAGCACTGCAAAATATGTAGTACAGGCTAAACGCGGTGCCACAAATATTGAAAGTATGGATGCTATTGTAATCACTGACGGTACAGGTAATGCATTTGTTAGTGTATATGGTGTGATTAATAATGGAACTGCAATGGGCACATTAAGTGCTAACGTGTTAGCAGGAAACGTACAATTGTATTACACTAGCACAAGTTTAACTAACAGTAACGTTCGTGTAACTACAAGCTACATTAAATAATATATGTTAAAAATAGCCAAACATCATCGCAAAAATTACCAAGGTGAGAATATTGTCATTGACAGAAATTACACCGACGGTGTTTGGCATGACACTGTTGAACGAGTTCACAACGCCGTTGAGAATAATCAAATATCTAACCGCGCTGTGGTATTAGGCAACGGTCCTACTAGACTAACATTTGATCTACAGCATCTTAAAAATTATAGCGGACACTTAGGTGCAGATACAGTGCAAACCTACGGATGTAACGCACTGTATAGGGACTTTACTCCTGATTTTTTAATAGCAGTGGGTAATGTTAATCTCATTAAAGAAATTGCTGAATCAGATTATGTAGATAATAATATTGTATATACTAATGCTATACATCTATTAGAGTACCCAAATAAGTTTTATTTGATTCCACATGATCCCTACACTGATGCCGGTACTACTGCATTGTATTTGGCAGCATTTGACGGACATAAAAAGATATTCATGTTAGGGTTTGACGGACAACCTGATCCAGGATATAACTACAATGTCTATGCTGACACAGTTAACTATGATCCTAAACGAACAACAGTATTAGAGCAAAAATGGATTAATGATCGTAAACAAGTTTTTGACACGTACTCTGATGCTGAATTTATTCGTGTTACGCAGTTTAACACTGAACGCATTCCTGAGCAGTGGAAATATTGCACTAATTTTAGACAAATTTCTCATACAGAATTTGTCTTAGAAGCGAGCCTATAGTAGTTCTTCTAACGTTTTTAGTTTGTTTACTATAGTGTCAAAACTAATAGTTCGCCAAACACCCGGGTGCAAAGGTTTAGGGTGATCCTCTAAACTTACCCAACAAAAACCTCTATGTTCATGATTTAGATACGGAGCAAATTCTTCATCTATTGGAATGAGAAATGTATGATAAGTGAATCTTCCGTTGCTGCTGGTAAACTTTTCTATAGGGATAACCTTAGTGCTAGAAAAATCGTAACCTAATTCTTCTTCTAATTCTCTATGTAAACTTGACAATAACTGCTCACCGGGCTCGATGCCACCGCCTGCTAATCCCCAAGTGCCTGCGTATTTTTTAGTATCACGCAGAATAAAAAGATAACGTCTGGTGGTAGTACAATAGATAAAAGTTCCTACACCTTCTATAACACCAGTGTCCAAAGTCCCTCTTTGTACTCGCCTTCCCAGCTTTTTACCCACTGATTGTTGTTCCATTTATATTGAGTGCCTGTAGTTAGATTACTTACATATTGTAACGTAGAAGTTGATTGACTGTCAAATGATATACTCCAGTGTGTGCCGTTGTATTCAATAATATCATTTGCATGTGCTACTAAGTCGCGGCCATCGGAACCCTGCCAAGCATCAGCACCACTGGCATTATTAAAATCACCAATGTCGTTTAGTATTAGATATCGAGTACCAGCTGCTGGCTGTGTAATGCTAGTATTCGTATTTTTATACGGGTCAATAATAGCAGATATTGCTGTCAGGGTGTTTGTTGGGTAAGTGTCAATGTCGGCATTAAAAATTAATATGCTGTCGTCGGTGGGATGATAACTAACAGTACCAACAACCTCAGAAGCTTCGTCTTCTTGTAGTAATCTAATTTGACTAGTGCCATTTTTTAATTGGCCGTAGACATTAACCAATGAACTCCAACTGTCTTTAGTACCTATTTTGGTTGGAATAAGTAGCGTAGGATCGCGCGATGTAGTTACTTCGCTAGATTTCAGTAGAGTCAGCTGATTGCCTATTAATAAAATTCCATAGCCCATCGGAGTAAAGTATTGTCTAGATATAATATTAGTATCATTTAAAATATCATCAGCGAGGTTACCATCGCTGTCGTAGATACTGGCAATAATTTTTTGTATGACTCCAAGTTTTTTAACTTTAGCAGGAGCACTAACCCAAACAGGCAAACTAAATGTTAGCGTCATAACATCGATAGGATTTTCTGTACCGATAGGAACACTACGACTTGACCAGTTAGTAGAATCTAAGTATATCACTGATAAGCTAGTCCAATCGATATAATTGTCTGTGCTTTGTATTTCTAACGCAGGATTAAATAGGCCAACTATCTGTTCAAATAGCTGTAATTTTTGTTTAGTGTTGCTGGTCCATATGTCCAATTTTAGTTCGATAGTATAAGGAACAGGCATAGTGCGTTCGATAGTAAATGCATTACCTTGGCGATTTTCAAATTCTTGTGTTTCTTCGTTATAGTATTTTTGACGAATGTGCATCTTGCCAATATAATTAGGTTCTTGTACACGGGCTCTGTCGTAACTAATACCACTGATATAAACTGTCATTGCAGGAACTGCTGGCATAATACTACCGCCGGAGTTTTGACTGATGATAGATTGAACTTGTCGACTGCTATCTCCCCAGTAAACTGGTACACGCTGTAGAGTGTTATTACCAAACTCTACTTGAAATCCTGATACAATCCGAATGAACTGTGCTAAAAATCGTTCAATCTGTGCATCATAAAAAAATTGTTGACTAGCTGCCATTATAAGTTATCCGCTGAAGGACGTAGGGCCTGTGATAATCCCTGACGTTCGTTGATTACATGTTGGTACACGGTATATTCTAATACACTGTTCACAGATAGAATATTAGTGACGGTAAATGAGATATTACCTGCGGTATTGCCTATGGTATTAGGTATACTTGCACCATTTAAATAAGTTTGAATTCCGTAGGTATTAGAATACTGCGCTTTGGTTACTACAGTACCGTATGGGCTAACATTGCTTAATGTAAATGTTAAGGTAGCCGCGTTTGCTACGGGGGTATATGGACTAGATATTCTAATAGCGTCCCATACAACTGCATTACTCATAAATTTATTAGTATTGTTTATGAAGCCACTGCGTTGTGTTAGATTGTCTGCACCTGGAGTTAGATTTGTTCGCACTGCGTCCTCAACTTTGACCCAACGACGACTATCGTATCTAAACAACCTATTAGGCATATAGTCTAAACGTAAGTAGTAGTCGCCAACATTGGCGTTTATAGGAAAGCTAATACCTGCTGCAACTGATTTGCCACTAGGTAACGTTCCGTCACCGGTTAAATATCCTTCTACTTTTTGTGTAGAAGTTAAGAACTGTTTACTAGCATCTGCAATACTTTCACTAGCATCTTCTGTAACAGTGCTAGCATCTAATGCAGTTGGGTCTACTAGTCCAGGCAATACATAAATTTGACTAGTATCATACCCGCTTTTAGGAACATCATCTTCTGCACGTTGTACAACTGCATCATTGATGTCAATAAGAGTGTTGTAGGTACTGAGTAAGTCGCCCAACGACTGCTCACCTGGATCTAATATACCATTATTGTTAGGATCACTTGCTGGTAAATTATTAAGAATGTCTTTGTATTCTTGGCTATCTACTAACGGAGCTAATTTAACACGCCAAAGATGTGGATACCATAAAGGGCTAAATCCTTCTGCAGCACGAGTAGCATCTTGTACTACATAGTATCGTTTAAGTGCTGCACTAATAGTGTCGTCTAACGGATACAAATCTTTAAGGAACGGCATTTCAAGCACATCACCTACCATTAGCTTACGACCCAATAGGCCAATCATGTCATTTAAATGAAACGTGGCAAATATAGTGTCGCCAGTTAAGAATAGACCAAACTGCGTCAGATCAAAATCACTATCATTGATTTGAAATAGGGTACGCATAGTATATACACTGGTATCATACTTACGATCACGATTTTCTAAGAACAGCATGTCCTGAATACTAGTGATACCAGTAGTACCGGGCTCAGAATTGCTGACAAATCCTGTTTCTAATGGGCCTAGATACTTGTGTAGATTAATATCAACACCGCCCACGGTAAATTGTTCACTGATATTTTTATCAATGAATTTGTAGTCGTTGCCCTTATTTGGACGGTATAAACTCAGACGAGGCATTGCTTATTCCTAATTATCTAGTATTTATCGTTGATTGACACTTGGCTCAAATGATAGTATAATTATAAAACTATGGAAAACCAAATACAGTCAAGTTTAGATTGGCCCGCAGTGCAGACAGCATTAGAAGCACCCCTACACAAGATGCAGAAATACACACACGAAATGTGGAATATTAGCCATAATATTGGACTTATGGTTAAAGACCTAAGCAAAGAAGAAATCAATTGCCGTAGATATCAAAAGCAAACACGCATACATAAAGAAATGTTAGCTAAGATAAATGAAGAAATAACTAACTATGAACGCATGATAACTTTTGCGATATTATTAGCAGGTTGACAAATGATTAGAAAGGCTATATAATGTTAATTATGACAATAGAAGAAGCATACGCCGCAGTACAGTTTTATGGACGTGATCTATGGAAATCTCTAGCACAAATGACTAGTGAATGGGACGACTTGGATATATACGATAAGACAGCATACAAAATGGTTAAGCGAGAGTTAGAAAAGGAAATGACAAATGGCAATTAAAGTAGATGGCGCAAAAAAGAAAGCTAAAGTAGTAACAAAAGATCCTATCTTTTTAGATGAAAAAGCAGTAGGTAGTGAGCCAGTTTGGGATACAGAACGTGCTCTTAAAATGGATGAAGCAGAGTTTGATCATCAGATGCGTGTAAGCCTACGCTATTATAACTATTTCTATTCTAGTAAAGACCTTAAGAAGTATTTGGTAGAATGGTTAAAGCAAACAGCGGGTGTTGCCCATAAACTTGATGCTGCTACTATTACACGTTTTGCCAAAAGCACAGATGGATATACTCCGTTGACTGCTCCTGCATTGATCAAAGCACATACTCGAGGTATGCCATTGCGTGAACGTGAGATCAAATATATTGTTGGTGTTGTTAATCGTGCATTAGAGTTAGATGATCAAGATGATAAAGTAGTTGAGGTAGTAGCAGACAAGACTAAACCAGTGGTTAAAGTTCCTACTATCCAAGACCGGATGAATGAGATCATGAAAACTCATATCCTACACTTTGAAGAGTTGGAAGATAGTTTGTATGAAGGTAATACCGTAGACCCAAAAGCCTATGAATACCTAAGCGGCAAAAGTGTACCACAAGCTATGCTAGGTAAGATACAGGCAGTATTTGAGCGCCGATATGCTGAAATTACAGAAGCTAAGACAACTAAAGACGAAGATCTTAAAGATGCTTATGCTTACATGAAAGCCGCAGACTACAAACGCTACGATGCGTTCTATACTAAGTTGTTTGAAGGTATTGCACAGTACGGGCAGGTTAAGAAAGCAACTAAGAAAGCCGCAGTACGTAAACCACCGCAAAAAGAAAAACTTGTTGCTAAACTCAAGTATATGAAAAACGATACTACATCCAAACTTGTAAGTGTTAATCCTGTAGATATCATCGGAGCACAAGAGCTTTGGGTCTATAACACCAAAACACGTAAGCTAGGTAAGTATGTAGCAGAAGAAATGGGCGGCGCACTTGGTGTTAAGGGTACTGCTATAACAGGTTTTAACGAGTCTAAGAGCGTACAAAAAACTCTCCGCAAGCCAGAGCTACAGTTAAAAGACTTTTTAAGTGCCGGCAAGATTGAGCTACGTAAGTTTATGGATAATATCAAAGCAACTGATATCAAACTTAATGGCCGTATTAACGTAGACACTATCCTACTTAAAGTAGCATAAACAAAATTATCCTGTTATTGATAATAAATACACGATAACAGGATAATTTAAATGGCAACAGCAACTACCGGTTTAACCGCAAGATTAAGTCTAACCACAGACAATCTATTTAACGCTAATACAGGAACAGGTGCAGGACATATTGCATTTGATCCTACTCCGCTTGCTCCTACTCCGCAACAACGTAACGAAATAATTGATTACGTTCGCCTAAGACTAGGTGATGGTATGATCGATGTTGAAGCAGATAAAGAGCATTATGATATGGGTATTAAACAAGCTCTTATTCTCTATCGCCAAAAGTCCTCTAACAGTGTAGAAGAAAGTTATGCTTTCTTAGATCTACTGCCAGAAACACAAGAATATATCCTACCAAGAGAAATTGAAAACGTTCGTGCTATCTATCGTCGCGGTATTGGTAGTGTTAGCGGAACTACAGCTAGTCAATTCGAACCATTTGCTAGTGGGTATTTAAACACTTATATGCTAGTAGCTGGTCGAGTAGGCGGATTAGCCAGCTACGAATTATTTACAGGCTACCAAGAACTAGCTATGAAGATGTTTGGCGGTTACATAAATTTTAACTTTAATCGAGTAACTAAAAAGATTACTATTGTACGTAAAGTTCCAACTCAGGGGCAATCGTACGATGTTAATGAAGCTGAAGGTGTATTACTTCACATAGACAACTACAAACCAGATCAAATGTTACTCAATGATACTCATGCATTTCCATGGATACAAGACTATGCACTAGCATTAGTTATGATTAGCATTGGTAATGCACGTGAAAAATTTGCTAGTATTGCTGGCCCACAAGGTGGAACTACCCTAAATGGCACTGCACTTAAAGCAGAAGGACAAGCATTACTCGAGAAGCTAGATCTAGATATTGCTAACTTTGTCGACGGCGGGATGCCGTTGACTTGGATCACAGGCTAACCAAAACTCTAGACTTTGTAATATTTCCGTAATACAATATATACATCATCAGGGGATTTCAATGAGTTCAATTATCGCTATCTGCGGCTTCATCGGGTCAGGCAAAGACACTATTGCTGACTATCTAGTTAATTTTCATGGGTATAAAAGAGAGAGTTTTGCCAACAGTCTTAAAGACGCAGTAAGCGTAGTGTTTGGGTGGGATCGAGAAATGCTCGAAGGGCGCACCAAACAATCAAGAGAATGGCGCGAAACTAAGGACGAATGGTGGAGTAAGCGGTTAAAGCAAGACATTACACCTCGTTATGTATTACAGTATTGGGGTACAGAAGTAGTACGTAAGGGGTTCCACAATGATATGTGGGTGGCTAGTCTAGAGCATCGTTTACTTAACAGTAAAGATGATATTGTTATTACAGACTGCCGTTTTCCAAACGAGATCAAAGCACTACAAGACATTGGAGCCAGCGTGATTCGAGTCAACCGTGGCCCTGAACCAGACTGGTACGAAGCTGCAGAGAACTATAATGCTGGCAAGAAACGTATTGGCTGGGCATTAGGAAAAGAAGTACTAACTAAAGCCAACGTTCATGCTAGCGAGTACAGTTGGGTAGGCAGTGATTTTGATGCACTCATTGATAACAACAGCACAGTAGAAGACTTATATAGTCAAATTGAACTGTTTTTGGATGTTAAAAATCAGGAACAAGGTCTCCTCGACGCCAGCCTAATCCTTCCTTAGCAACTTCGTATTGACAGTTGGCACAAATAGTTCTTAAATTTGTGTGAGTGCTATTATTAAGATCACCGTCGATATAATAGACAAATAATTGTTCTCGATACTTTGCCTTAAAGCCGCACTTTTCACAGTGCGGTTTCTTTTTGTATCCGCCCAACGCCCAGCTTGGTTGTTGTGGTTTTAATTTACGACCTTTGCGAATACATCCATTACATCTAGTTCTGAAATGCGTAGTATCAGCCCGCACATAATTGATTGCTGCAGGCATTTTACCACACGATTGACATAAAGGACGATATAACATCATGTATTTATGATATCTAGTCTGCAGAACCTTTGCAAAGGCACCTTAACCCACTGAATTTTAAAATAACAAATAAATAGTTTAAAGTAACCTATAATGAGGAACACATACCATGGCATTAATTTCCCCAGGAGTCCAAGTAACAGTATCAGATGAGAGCCAATACACGCCAACCGCGGCTGGTTCTATCGCATACGTTTTAGTTGCGACTGCTCAAGATAAAGTAACCCCAAGCGGGGCAGTGGCAACAGGCACAACTATTGCTAACTCAGAAAAAATTATCACAGTAACAAGTCCTAGAGAACTTGTTAGTTTATTCGGAACACCTACATTTAAAACAGATGCAGGTGGTAATCCAATACATGCAGATGAACTAAACGAATACGGTTTGTTAGCGGCATACTCAGCATTGAGCGCAAGTAATCAAATGTATATCCAACGTGCAAACGTTGACTTAGATCAACTAACTGGTACTAGCATTCGCCCAACTGGTGAGCCAACCGATGGTACATATTGGTTAGACTTAGACAATACTAACTTTGGCGTTTTTGGCTGGGACGCAGAAGGCCCAGGATTTACTGCTGAAGCTCCGATCATTATCACAGATGAAGATCAACTAACAACAGTGGCCAATGTAATTGTGCCAATTGAATCAGTTGGTAAAATTGGTGACTATGCTATTGATGTTACTACAACAAGAAACAGAGTGTACTACAAAGGCTATCGAAACAAATGGAGTCTAGTAGGCACAGACAAATGGAGAGCTAACGTACCAGTAATTACAAGTCAAATTGCTAATTCATCTAACTTGTCAATCTGGGACGCGATACAGATCAATGGCGAAGAATTTATAACTAGCTCAATTACAATGGCAGGTGTTGCGTCATCGATTAACGTAGCTATGAATGGCAAAGGTGTTACTGCACGTGTAAATTCAATTGGTGCGTTGGAAGTTTTTGCAGATAGCACAGCAGCAAGTTCAGGTAACTTAAGTTTACCGGACGGTAAACTATACATTGCTAAAGGCACAGCATTTGGATATGCTAACGTTGACTTAGCAGACAAAATTGGTTTGTTTACCAGTTATGACGGCACAGCAAATAACAAAACATTATTAGGCCCAACAATACATTATGGTAGTTACACAAATGTTCCAGCATGGAGAGTAACTGATACAGGAACTACTCGTCCGTTTGGTTCAGTGTGGTTTAAAACTTCAGCAACTGGTAACGGTGCTAATTGGGCTATTAAAGAATACAGCAGTGCATTACAAGAATGGCAATCAATGGCTGCTCCGTTGTACTCAAGCGACACAGCAGCTATCCAAGCATTGGATCTATCGGGCGGTGGCGCTGGATTAGAAGCAGGTAGTGTTTATGTCAAATATAATGTTGACAGTGACAATACTGGATCATTTACTCCATACATTAAAAATGTACAAGGAATATTAAAAGTTACAGGTAACGTTGCAGGCGGATCAGCAACATATAGCGCATCTGACAGCTTTACTTTAGAAGTTAGCGTACCTGGTACTACAGTAACATCATCTGCAACAGTTACGTTAACAGGTACTACAGCACAATCATTAGTTGGCGATATCCTGTCAGCAGGGTTGCCAAACCTTAGTGCTGCTATTGAATCTAGTGGCGCTATAAGTATTACGCATCAAGCAGGTGGTACAATTAAAATTACCAAAGGTACAGGAAATCCTCTAAGTATGGCTGGTATTTTAGCTGATAGTAAAGTACAGGTACTGTCAACTGGTTCAGTTTACTTGGCTAGTCCATTTACACCGTTAACATATTTTGCCAGCACTGATGCTCCTTACAGCAATCCGGCAGATGGTAGACTTTGGTATTATAACGAAGCATTTGAAGCTGATGTCTTAATACATGATGGTACAGGTTGGGTAGGATATCAAAATGGTGGTACTGATGCACGCGGTTATACACTAAATGCAACATC